GGACGTTTTTTAAGGCCACGGAGTTGCGACCGGGACATCTTGTGGCGCTCTACAACAAACTCCGCATCCTCCATGCTGTATGCGTCAGGGTCTGGGTAAAAGTTCCACAGAGACGTATGGGAAACATTGGGAACTGTTTTTATTGTGGGCTTGTAGTTACCTTCTTCATCCCAGTTGGGATACTCTTTATCCGCCGCAAAGGGTCCCTTCATGACCATTGTCCCAAACAAAGCGCACTCAAACGCGCTGTGACGGAGGTGCTTTTTGGCACGAGACTCTTCAAGCTGGTCGTGGATTTTCTTTTCCATCTTCTTCGCAGCAATTTCTGCAGGTTGGAAGGTTACCTGACTTGGTGTCGAACCGGGTCCGGGACGTACCTCCTCCACAACTTCCAACTTCTTTTTAAGGGGACCAAGCCGGTTGCGATATTCGCTGGAGGTTTCCCCCGGCATGAGAGGTTTAAGGCCTGCCTTTTCTTCGGCTGATTTTACCTTATCATTGGTTTCGATGTGGACAGACTCTTCAACACCTTCGGGCAAAGTTGTGGGGTTGATCGTAATAGGAAACTTATTGTTGCCAAAAAGGACTTCAGTGATTTGGCCATATGCTGCCAGAACTTTAGTCTTGGTAACCTTGACAAAAACCTGAGATTTTTCAGTTTCAGTAAATTGTACATCAGGGCCGTAAATGCCTCGATAGTTACGATACGCCTGAAGCCAGCGGTTTTCCTCTGTCTCTCTCGAATTTTGAGCGCGACTGTATCGTTCCTCGACGTAGCTGACAATACTCCCTGACCGTTCGTCAGTCTGAGAAACTTCAGAGGTATCTTCGAGAGAACCTGCACCTTCAAGGATTTCTTCTTCTGCCATATTTCTGCCTTAATAACCCATTATAGGGTCTGCTGGGGTAAACCTGTTTTGATTAAAGCTGTTGTCATAGTCAAACAAGCCACTTTTAGGTCTGGTCATAATACCGTAACGAAGCGCGTCGTACAAGTGGTCTTCAGACTTTGTGTCAACATCCTCGGGGTTATTTTTATCTAGGGGAATGCTAGGAAGCTGAGTTATCATGTGCTTGCATGTGTTAAAAAACACGATACGAGGTTCTTGAGTAAACTCGTCAACCTGCAGTCTGCGGTGGAGTTCGTTTTTACCTGCAACCCTAGACCCAGAACTTCTGTCTGCGGGACGCCACCTACAGCCTTTAACAATCATTTGCTCTGCAAGGGAGGGGCCTGTATCCCCCCGTTTGTGCCAGAGGGACGAGTCAAGAACTCCGTAACGTATTTTATCCCCCGACTCTGCCTCCAAAACCATGTCTGCTAAGTCTGTTGCAAGAACCTTTGAGACATACATTTCCCTGTAGACAACCAACTGTTCGTCCGGGCTTACTGCAAACCAAAGAACACCGCTGTAAGAACTATACCCATAGTCTGCTGCACGGAACCTTGGCCAATTCTCAGGGATTTTGAAAGGTTCAACTACATGAATTTTACGGTCAAACTCCGGGAAAGCTGCACCCTCGTTAATATCCCAGTCACCTTCAAGGAGTTGTCGCCTCTGGTGTTCCGGGAGAGACAGCAGGTTGGCTTCATACATCCCGTCTTCTGCAAGGTAAGGATTATCAAAAAGGGTTGCAGGAATAAACCTACGTTTGAACATAGGCTGGTCTACAAGACCTTTTCTCTGGGCAAACTCAGAGGTCGAAGGCCACTTTAAGACTTCACCAGTTTCAAAATCTTTTGCCCAAAAAGGTGTGCCAGGCACCTCTTGGTCGATAAAAGCCTTCTTGACCCAGTTATGTCCTGCTCCGCCGGGGTTTGAGGTTGCCCTTTGGTAAAGTCCCAGCCCAGAGTTTTTAGTTGTACGGAGACGAGAACGCATGTAGTCCCATGCGTAAGAAGTTGGCCATTGGTTAAGCTCATCGAAACCAATCCAGTTAAATGCTTGTCCTTGGTATCTTGTAACGTCGTCGTCCCGGTCAAGGTAAGACATCCAAAGTGTAGCACCACAAGGTGAAACCCAAGTCTTGTCCCTCTCCATAAATTTAATCCCGGGAATAGCCTTTGGGTAAAGCTTTTTGGAAACAGCAATAAGCTCTCGTAGTTCCTCTGTAGTGCGTCGAACAAGAAGCATGTTTGCATTTTCGTTGTTCATGTAGCGAACTGGGTCTGCAACCATTGCGTAGCTTTTCCCCCCGCCAGCACTCCCCCCATAGAGGACCTCTTGTTCTGATGCAGACAAAAACTCTGTTTGTGGCCCCGGGTTAGGCTCGAAGATAATCTCCTGGGCCTTTTCTACGTCAATCTTTTCCGCCTTGACCTGTGCTGGAACCGTCTTCGTCTCGGAGGGACTTTGCTCCGACACGTTCGTTTTCGAGTTTTTCCGCTTTTTCGAGGGCCTCTTTGTACCTTTTGGCAAGGTAGCGTTGGATTGAAGCTTCTTTCTTACGCTTGTGTTCAAGGTCAACTCTCTTTTTTAGACCTGCATACGAAATGTACCTACCGCTTTCTTCGCTAAGCCAGTTTGCAACATCTCGAAGGGAGTATCTCTTAAGGTGTTCTTTGGCTTGTTCTAAAAGTTCAAGCTCTTCTTGGATTGGCAGGATTATGTCCCTATCACTGGGGTCTTGTTTGTACCCAAAAGGAACAGTCCTGCCCACACGAACTACTGGGTGCCAAACGTATTCGGTACCAGTCTTGTCGGGGGCAGGAAGTTTCCAGTTTTTATTCAGTTTCGGCATTGTCTTTCTTGGGTGGCAGAATAAAGAGCGGGTCTTTGGTCTCTACCTCCACTTTGTCTGCAGGCTTGTACCCGGCACGGTCCAAAATGTCTTTAGCAGCCTGCATCTTTTCTTTGTTGCCAAGGTCTGTGGGGTTGTCAATGATCTGGTTCATTGCCACAGCAGCTTTAACTCCAGTACCCGCAATGTACTTCTTTGTAAGAGTATAAACTTCTTCTTCCAGAGAGTCAACAATAGATTGGGTAGATACATTGTCACTGTATCCAGCCAACCTTTTTGCTTCAACAAAGTTTCCTTTAGCCTCGCTAAAGAGGACATCAAGGAATTTTTGTTGCTTTTCTGTCAGACTGCGTTTAGTCATTACTTTTTCTTTTTGGCCATACCGCCACGGGCCATTTTGGACTTAGTCATACCGCCACGGGCCATGCCGGTTTTATTTTTGCTCATCATACCACCGCGAGCCATCTTTTTGGTCCCGGTCTTTTTCATTGCGCGAGGTTTCATAGCCATCTTTAAGTTTCCTTTTTCTGTTAACAACGAGAGCCTGATACTCTTCTTCAGGGTACGCCTCGTAATATCCAAGTTTTTCTAACTTGTCGCTGGCTTCAACGACCTTACTCAGATTCTGAATGAACACCATGCAGTATTCATTTTCGGTAGAACTCTCCCAATCGTGGTCATAGAGAAAGTCTAGGTCTTTTTCTTCTGCACCATACTCGGGGTGAAAACCCATAAAGTGTAGATCATTCCCCCAACCCTCGTTAAGAACCTCTATAAAACTGTCAAAGGCTTCTAAGTCTGGTAAGTAGTAGGAGGCGATTATTAAAACGTCTTTAGAGTCACCGTCAAAGTCCTTGGCAAGATTAAGGGTTTGCTCTAGTATTTCTTCAGTTTCTACGACATCAACCCTGTTTTTCTTCCAAGCTTCCTTTGCGTAAGGACAAGCAGGAATACCTTTAAGGTAACTGTTGGAAACCTCCAAGACATTTTTAGACCAGTCTTTTATGTCCTGTTCAATGTTCACTTGCGATGCTTTGCAGTTTTCTTAGCAATTTTTTCAGGTTGCTTAGAGTGTTGTTTACCCTTTTTTGTGTCCCGACGTTTCTTAGCAGAAGTCTTCTTATACTCCTTGTCGCTGAGAGCTTTACGGGCTTTTTTGGGCAGGTATCGTTCGCCTGTTGCCTCAGGGCCTTGGGTAGAGGGTTTTCCAGACTTTGTGCCCCACTTTTCCTTGGTCCAATTTTTCAGACTTTTTTGAGACTTTTTTAAGGGCATTAGTTTTTATAGCCCCCGCCCTTAGCTTTATACTGTTTGGCAAGCATCTGCGCCTTCCTGGCTGACCATTGGCCTGCATCACCCCCCTTGCTCCCTGCTTTGATCTTTTTGAACAGGTTCTTACGCATGGTAGGTTTGGTGTAGTTACCAGCTTTGTTGACAGTGCTCTTTTTCTTAGGCATTACTTTTTCTTGCTAGACTTTTGAGTAGGAGGGCGGGAAGCCCCAACAGGGTCATACTTTTTCTTGGCCATGCCACCTCGGGCCATACCCCTACGACCGCGACGGGGGTCATTTGCATTGGGGTCAGCGTTTTCTGCCTTTTCAGCCTCCCGAATAACTGCAGTTGGGTTTGTCGGACCTTCACCAGAGATTGCATTACGAATTGCGACAGCAATAGCTCGACCCGGAACAGCTCTTTTCATCTCATCGTACTGATCGTCAAAGTCTTCCATGATCTTTTTGATCCGCCTTTTACGGGCAGCCGAGTCAGCTTCTTCAATAGCTCTTTCTGCGCGACGTACAAGGGGGCCGGGAAGCCTGCTGGCCTTAATCGGCCCGGGGCTACTTGCGTCCTCAGCTACAGGAACCTTACTCTCGTCACGCCGGGGAGGTCGAGGAGAGCGGTCAGGGGCAGAGGAAGGCCTACTACGGGGTCGTGTAGAGGATTCAGGGGCAGAACTGGGGCGAGGCTTGGGGCGGGTAGTCCCCGAATTGGACCCAAACCTTTCCATGAGTTTGCCTTTTGACTCCCCCTTCTTCCGGACAGTGTACTTTTTACCTTTGTGCTCAAAGGTGTAGTCAGACTCATTGCCGGACTTCTCAAACTTTTTACGCGCTTTGGCAAAGGCGTCACCAAATTCTGACATTTTATTTCCCTTTCTTGTGGCCGCACTTGGCGATGCCGGTTTTAAGTTTTCCTGTGGATTTAACCTTCATGGTCTTTCCTTAACTTGCTGGTGAGTTGCTGAAGAAAGT